CAGATCGGCATTCAAGCAAAACTGAAATTCAATATTGCCGTGCTGGAACAGGCCGTTGAATCACCTTGGGCTCATGATGTCGGTCCCGATTATCGAGCCGTTCTAGTCCCGCAGGGAAATTCAAATCTGTGTGCTGCGCTTGGCTTGACCCTAATCCATTCCAAAAAACTTTGGGGTGACAAAATCAGTTTCGTTCCTGCGCTTGATGGACGCCGCGTCTTTGAGCATTGGCATTACTGCAATCCGAAGAAACGGCATGTCTTACCGGCTTATATACCCGACGTTCCCGCCGGTGTACCGAGCCCGACTTCACTCACGAAATGGAAGATCGGTGCCTTGGAAATCAGCGCCTTAATCGAAATCAGAGGTTTCGTTATTAGAGAAGATTTTAGGGTTGCTGGAATAGATCATCGACGCTGGACAAACTACTGGCTCGAGGCCGTACCCGACAATCCCGGTGCATACCGATGGCGTGACGGCGCCGATCAAGGTTTTTCAAGACAACATCCAGAAGTTTATCCCAAGATCAGACACAAGATTGAAAAGAGGCTCGGCGGATGACAATCCGGGCCCGCTCATTAACCGCAGACGGCAGACCGAACATCAGCGAAGATCTTTGGCAGGGTCGGGTCATCCAGCTCGCGCGCTGGTTCAAGTGGAAGACTGCTCACTTCCGCCCATCTCTCGCCAAGTGCAAGCGCTGCAAGGGCCGTGTCGGGTTCAATCCGGACTGTGACTTCTGTAAAGGAAAAGGCTTCATCTATCGGACCGCAGTCGAGGGCGACGGCAAAGGGTTTCTCGATACGGTCCTCGTCAGACCTCCTCGCATCTTGTTCGTGGAGTGCAAGAGAGACGGCGAAAAGATCAGGGACAAGGACCAGCAGGACTGGTTCGATCTGCTGTCCCGCTGTCCTGGTGCTGAGACCTACGTGTGGCGGCCGTCGGATTACGATGACGTGGAGAGGATTCTGAAATAATGAGGAGAAACGATGGCCTGTAGAACCGCCGTTGCCGCTGCGCTGGCCGCGCGTGATGCGGAAGCTAATTGTGACGGTTCACGCGGCGCGGCCTGTCATCGCCAAGACCCGCATGAGTGCGACCGATACGCCGAGTGTCCAGCATATCAGACGGTCGCAGCGACCCAACTCCGCGCCAAGCTCGCCGAGGCGAAGCTAATCCTTAACCGCGCCGCTGGCTACAAAGTAGACCGCTGCGCCTGTGTTTTCGATGAGAACGATGCTCCGGTCACTGAATGCAATTATCACAGGGACTCAAAGGCCGAGCGTGATCAGCTTATTAACTCCATTAAAGCGGTGATCCAAGAAAAGTATTACGACGCGCTAGATCAGAGAAAGCATGGCGGTGTCGCGGCTCATGAATCGCTATCGGAGATTCAACGTCTGCTCGGCATGTCATGGCAGAAGGCGGGTGGATAACTCAGTTGAGAAGCAGGATTCGACGCAGAGAAATCAGGGTCGGCCATCAGATAGTCACTGGTGCGGTTTGTGATGTCTGCCAAATCAAAACCACAATCTTTCCGGAGTCCTCGATGACCGATCATCTCGAAAGGCATCGTCTGAACGGCATGAAACCTCGTACAGTTAGCCGCAACACTGGTGCAGGTCGCCCTCTCGGTGTGAGGAACAAGCAGCAGATGAGTTCAACAGGGGTGGAGTATGCAAAGGGGATACCAAGGTCGCGGTAGAATTCGGGGGACCCCGCGACGAGCCGGCGTCTACGGGTAAGACGATTCGCCGTTTTCTCCCAGGGTGTGGGGCTCCAGGGGGCCTACTAATAATTAAAAATGGCAAAAAAAAAAGTCGGAAATCAATTCTCAAAAAGGAATTCGTCACCCAGCAGGAATTTGCTATCCTCTGGAACTGTTCACAGTCCCTCATCGCACAATTTCTCGCCCGCGGCATCCTCAGCACTGGCGGTACCCGTGTCGTCTGGGACGCCGAAATGCGCAAGCATTATAGTAAGATCGCTGCTCAGCACAAATCAGAAGACGGTCTGGACCCCGTCAAGGAAGGCGCGTTGCTCAAACGCGCCCAGCGTGAAGAGATTGAATTCAGGCTTGCCCAGCTTCGCCGTGAGCTCTGGCCCACCAATGCCATTTCGGCCGTGCTTCATCAGCATAACACCAATGCCAAAAACCGCTGGCTCAGTTTGCCGACAACTTACAAATCGATCTGCCCGCACATCTCGCCGCGCGACATTGACCTTCTCGACACATTGGTGCGCGAGAATTTGACCGAGCAGGCGCATGATCAGCTCCCTGCAGATATCCGACTCATGGTACAGCGATTCTTCGAAGAGCTGCATGCCGGCGCCGAAGCTGACGGTCAGCCAATGGGCGGATCGGTATCGCAAGCTGAGCCCGGAAAGCAGCGCGGCTCCGGGCCAGTGGAGAACGGCGAGGACACCATACTTGCGAAAGATAATGGACGAGGTCAATGAGCCATCGATCGAAACGATTGTGCTGATGGCCAGTTCCCAGATCGGCAAAACAGAGACGCTATTAAATATCACCGGTTATTTCATGCACCAGGACCCATGTCCGATCTTGCTCATAGAGCCGACCCTGGAGATAGCGGAGTCTTACAGCAAAGACCGACTGGCACCGATGGTCCGCGACACCCCGGTGCTGCGCGAGCTCATACCGGAACCGCGCACCCGCGACGGCGGCAATACCTTACTGCACAAACAATTTCGGGGCGGTCATGTCACGCTCGTCGGCGCCAACAGTCCGTCCGGACTGGCCAGTCGGCCCATCCGCATCATACTCGCCGATGAGATCAGCCGCTATTTGCCCTCTGCCGGTACCGAAGGCAACCCGCTGCGGCTTGCCGATCGGCGCGCTTCGACGTTTTGGAATCGGAAAAAGATCTATACCAGCTCCCCTGGGATAGCAGGAATCTGCAACGTGACTCGGGAATTCGAAGACTCGGACAAGCAATACTTTCAGGTGCCGTGCTATCGGTGCGGCCGCGGCCAGGTGTTGGAGTTCAAGCAAATCATGTGGGATGCCGGGCGGCCGGAAACCGCTCATTACGTCTGCCGCCATTGCAGCGCGACATGGAACGACGCCCAGCGGATCGAAGCGATTTTTAGCGCCGAGGATGCCGGCTTCGGTTGGATCGCTACGGCAGAATTTCGCGGCATTGCTGGACACAGTATCTGGGCCGCCTACAGCCCATGGATGACGTTCGCCGAGATCGCCAAGACGTTTCTTGCCGCCAAACATGCCGATGACAGCGGCGATCCCGAACCGCTAAAAACCTGGACCAATACCATAGAGGGGCGGGCATGGGTCGAAAAAGGCCAACGCGCCAACCCGGAGCCATTGGTCGAGCGCTTGGAAAATTACAGTGCCGAGTCCCTGCCGTGGCAGGTGCTGTATCTAACCGCGGCGGTCGACACCCAGGACGACCGGCTCGAGATCAAGATCATGGGCTGGCGCGCTGCCAATCGGATCGACCCGCCGGAAGCCTGGACGATACTGCATAAGATCGTTTACGGCGATCCGGCCAAGCAGCCGGTATGGGACGAGATCGACATTTTTCTTCTGCGCGAATATCGCACGCAAGACGGCCGCGCGCTCCGGGTCTCGGTTGCCTGCGTGGATTCCGGAGGGCATCACGCCGAGGCCGTATATCGTTACTGCAACAAGCGTCTGGGCCGGCGCGTGTATGCGGTGAAGGGCGCGGCGGGGGCCAAGCCGATTTGGCCGGCGCGAATCAGCAAGTCGAAAAAATTCGAGAACACGAAAGTCTTCATCATCGGCGTCGATACCGCCAAAGACGCGATCTATGCGCGGCTAAAGATCAGCGAGCCGGGTCCGGGATACCTGCACTTTCCGGTGACGAGCGAGGCCAGCGGCACGTTCGATCTAAAATATTTTCAGCAACTGACTTGCGAATATGTGAAGACGAAATTTCTAAAAGGTCATGCCATCCGGGAATGGCACAAGCCGGTCGGCGCCCGAAACGAAGCGCTCGACCTGCTGGTTTATAACCTCGCCGCGCTGCATGCCCGGCGGATACCGTGGGAAATACTGGCGCGCACCGCACCTTCGGAGCCGCCGGAAAGACCGCCCGAGGGCGACGACAAACCGCCAAGCAATACGCCGCCGGCAAGTAGACCGCCGCCGCAACGCGTGCCGCCAGTCGGTAACGCAATCAGGCCGGTGAGGATTAGGATACGATGAACTGGTATTGTCGTCAGTGTGAAAAATTCATCAACGCCGATTCAAAGAGGAGCACGAGAAGCACGCCCGCCTCGTCGTCGGGATTCGCGCCGATATCATGCAGGACGCGATGAAAAGATTGATTGCTGATTTAAACCGCATGGGACGACTGGAGTCGTGGAATCCTAAATGATCTCCTTCGTCACCTGGAAATGGCACGACCGGACCAGCGCCCGCCGAAAGTTTCGCGCCAAGCACGTCAACGTGCTGTTCGCCATGATCAGACGCCACTATCCGCGTCCCTATCGCGCCATCTGTATCACTGACGACCCTGAAGGGCTCGACCCTGGCATCGAGGCGCTGCCAATGCCGGTTCGGTTCGACAACCTCAAGAGTCCGCACGGCGAGAGATTTCCTAGCTGCTACTGCCGGCTATGGGTTTTTTCACGTGAAGCAGTCGTCCTCGGCGAGCGAATCCTATCGCTCGATATTGACGTCGTCATCCTGGGCGACCCGCAGAAGCTGGTCGATCGCGACGAGGATTTCGTCGGCTGGTGCGACAAGCGCTTCGGATGGGGCAAGATTGCTGGCGGTGTTTACCTTCTGCGGACCGGCTCCCTACCTTATATATGGGAAGACTTCGATCCGCTCACCTCGCCCGCCCAGGCCGCAGCAGCGGGCAATCGTGGCAGCGATCAGGGCTGGATGAGCTTCAAGATGTACCCGCCGCCCGGCATGTGGACCGACGACGGCCTGGCGAAGATCAACTGGACGCCGGCGCGTTCGCGCCAAGCACCGAAGGGCGTCTGCATGGTGTTTACCTCTGGCGCGAAACCTCCCTGGAGCAAGGAGACGAAGCATAATTATCCTTGGGTAAAAGACGCATGGAAATTGTGATGTGCGCTCTTGTTCATTGTATGCTAAACGGTCGACACGGAGACACTGATGCGACACGTTATTGAACTCGAAAGAGATGATTTATTGGATCTCTTCGGCGATGGCTTGAAACTTCCCGCCGGCGACGACGTCGTCGTGAGGGCCAGGCGGATCGACCTGCCCTGCAATCCAACCATCGCTCTGCCGGTGGGCGCGTCGATCAAGCCGCTCGACGGCCTCAAATTCAAATGCAATCATCCCGGGTGCGACGCCTCTTACGCCGTCATCGGTCATCTCAACAACCACGTTCTCAATAAGCACGGCATAACGAGGAAGAGTCTCCACGGCGACGGCGACGGCAATGGTCAAATGAGCACAGAGGAAGTCCTGGCTCACAGCGACTTTTTTTGCGAGGAGCATCAGAAGCCGTTCCTGAACCAGCGCGGTC